CGGGTGGCGCTTGAGGCACGGCTGAAGGTTAGGTCGCCCGTACCATCGGTCGGCTTAACCGAGTAAACCTTTTGGTCTTTGTATCCCGAAGGAATCATTACCAGACTTGCGTCATCAAAAAAACTCATATCAATTCAAAATAAATAGTTGGTCAATTAAGCAGTCCTCTCCCTCCAATGTTGCTCCGTCATCGGTCATACGCTGAATATACGTATCAAAAATATCATAGTAGGTGTCCTCACCCAAGTCCTGCAAGGCAGCAGTCAAGCAATCAAAGCCCTCAAACGTGCCTCCATCGTTCAGCACCCGAGTCTCAAACTGCTCTACTATCTCATTAGCAGGAGCGAAGCACGGAGGGGCTGACTGATTCTGTATGGACAAAGTAGTCTCATCCACTTGGCCAAACCAAGTAGAGCAGTAAATGATGCCCCAAGAAATACTATTTGCCATTGTCTTTTAAATAACTCTTTAACTTGATGACATTGCTCTTCTTTGGTTCGTAGGTCTTTTTAGAGAACCCAGCTCGCAAAGTTCGCATCGGTGTCGGGGTAGACATCTGCATTGTTGTTTGAATTGTATTGAGGGAATGTTGCTTGGTTGTAGCTCATATAGGTGATGAACCTGTCGGTGTAGTACTGCGCTAAATCACGAGCCTTGCCTACAAGGTAGTCAACCTCTATCTTTTCAGCGGTAGTAGAGTTCTCCGAGTTGTGCTTAAACACCCCACCGTTGCCGATAGTGTATGCAGCAAAAGGCAAGTACTCCACCATCGCCCAATGGATAAGCATCGGCTGAAGGTAGTCGTTTACAAGAGCGAGGTAGGGATTAGCCAACGTATTGTTGGTGATGTCCGTGCTTATCTTGTTGTAGAGCTTCGTTCCTGTGTAGTTTTGGATGTGTATCTCCTGTGCTATCTTGATGAACTGGATAAACTTGTCCGTGTCCACGTTACCGCCTATTGCGGTGTTGCGAACCAAGTCCTCTCTTTTAATAAATAATGCCGTTGCCATATCTTATCGTGGGTTTACAAATCCTTGATTGGGCATATCAACAGGTCGCTTCGCTACGTTTGTAGGATTGGTCTCAAGTACCACGCCCTCCTTCTTTGCCTTGTTTACACTCACCTCTGCGTTGGGGTTGCCAACATCGGGAGTTACGCCTTCGCCTTTTGCCAAGTAGGTCTTGCGCATCCAGAAGTGATGACACCTAGCACCGCCCTTATACAACCATATTGAATAGGTTGCTGCTCCCGATATGCCAAAGCCTGCGTTGACGGCTTGACCATCCATACGCTCAATATCCTCTTTGCGGTACACCTTGCCTGCGGCTATCATTTTCTTGCAGAACTCACGGCTATTAGATTTCTGAAGTGCTGCGGATTCGGGAGCGTAAGCATAACGAACCTTGTACCTCTTGCCTTCTTCAGTAACTCCGTCTTGGTCGCTCTTGGCGTTAGGGAATGCGCTGCCTGTTGATGCGAATGCGTACTTGCTTAATGCTTGCTCCGCATCGTAGTCAACAGGTCTTTCATCTACAAGCTCCCACTCATCCATATTCACGACCTCGCCTACTTCTTCTAAAGCAGCAAACGCCTCCTCAAACATCTCATCGCTCGGCTCTTGGCTTGACAATTTAACGCCAGTCTCCTCCTCACGAGTCTCCATATCCATAGGCGTTACTACGTCTTCGGTAAACTCCAATGGCTGAAGGGTCTTGAAGTACAAGTTTAGGCTGATGTCATTGTAAGCAAGAATCATATCAATGCCGTCAATGATAATCTCCTGCTTGGGTCGGATTACAAGGTTATCCAAAAGCGTAGAAGCGGTCTTCAGTTCCTCTGCGTTGTTGCCAAGTCCTGAATTGTCCTTGATACCTAAAAGCATAGGGCTTACGATACGATGCGAAACCATTATCTTCTGCGTGGCTTCAGCACTCAAGAATTGATACTGCTCGGCAGCATCCGATAGCTGCACAGGGTCAACCGTTGCAGCAAGGTCTTTGTTATCGTTGAACGCAAGGATGAACTTGCCAGAGTTTGAACTACCGCTAAACTTCGTTGCAATCTGCTGCTCGATGCTCCTGCGCTCCTCCTCGCTCGGTACTCCGTTGTTGAAGTTAATCAGCATAGAAGGCGATAGGCCGTTCTGGATGTTGTTGATGTGGTAGTTGGCAATCTCCTCCTCAAGTTCTGCGTATGGAAGGCCGCCTTGATAGTCTACTGGGGAGTAGTAGTAGAATCCTGCTCGGTATGGCTTGATGTATAGAATCTCTAATCCTTCCTTACTCGTGCCAAATGCAGGGATGCGTACCGCAGTTTCTTTTCTGCCTTTTACGTCTGTCCAATCCTTTGCGTAGTAGTACGCCTCAATCTCTCCGTCTTCGTTGCACCTTGCAGCTCTCAACGTCTCTACTGGGATGTGCTGCACCTCTACGATGGTGTTGTGGTCTTGTGAGTACACCACTTGGAAGGAGCATTGCCCCATCATCACATAGTCGGCTACTACTTTCTGCAAGCAGGATTTGGTGAACAAGCCACGCATCGCTGCGTACTCGCTCGGCTTCTTGGCAGAGTCCGATGCATCCAGTCCCTTGCCAAAGGTCATATCCATCAAAGAGTTGAGGATAGCGTTGTTGGTGGGTGAGCCGTTGTAGCGGTCAATTAGGTAGCCGAAGTAGTCGTTGTTATCTCCGTATTCAACGTAGTCCTTACCCTGCACCTCTTTAACAACAGGTGTGGTGTAGGAACTGAAGTTCACAACGTGGACTTTAGATGATGATGTACTCATTATTGTAGCTTTGTTCTTCGGTGTAGACGTTTTGGTTCACCGTAAATTTGTCGAAATCTGTTTGCGAAGTTACGAATACCCTATCTCGGTAGATAAGGTCACCATCGTATATTAATTTGAGGCCGTAGAATCGGTTGTTGACTAATGTATAGACTGCCGTCAGTTCCATAAAGCCATTACCCTCTGTTATTGTAGGATTGATTTCTTGCTCTGTGTTGGTGCTTTCATCAATCAAATATAGCGTAACACCATCAAGGTCGTTAACTGCGCTTGTAACGCATCCTGTGGCCTCTAAAGTGCCACCATCAAACAACACACGCTCGAAGTATAAGTCCAAGTCCTCTGATGAGTAAACGAACTCACGAGGGATGACCGTAATGGTTTGAGGTGAAGCTGATACTTGAAGGATATGCATCTTAAGTAAATAACCTTTTAATTCCGATTTGTTTGAAAATAGAAAAGGGGCTTACGCCCCCTTAACTGTTTTATCACTCTTACGAATTGCTAAAGCAAATATGTTAAATCTTAATCGGCTTAAAACGACTCAAGATACCTTTAAGCTTTGCAGCAGCATCAATTGCTTCTTTAATGGTCTGCTCGGCTTTATTAAGATTGAAAGGTTCGGGTATTTTAACACCCAAGTTTTTTTCTGCTTTGGAGATGTCTGCACGAATCGTTTGAATTTGCTTCAAGTAGATGTCCGAACCATTAAGGTATCGGAATGTAACGTCAGCTTCATTGATTGCATCATTGTATTTGCGCAGTTGGTCTTGAAATTGATTTCCTTCCGCCATTGCCACCATAATGGTTCGGCTTGCATCAGCAACCGTTTTCTCCATAATTGGAAGGCGTGACTTTAGGGCATCAGTATTTAATTCAACCTTGATAACTTCTGCTGAACGTATCTCCTCACCAATCTTGGCGATTTTAGAAAATATTTGCTTGCTCATTTTATTTGTAAATATAAGGGGGCTTGCGCCCCCCTAATTCATTTACGAGTTAGAACCCACTACAATCGTTTCAACTGCACCTGCAAGTCCTGCGAATGGATTGGCAGTAGTAGCACCTGCAATGAAGTTAGCAGGAAGTTGCTCCTGTCCCTCCATTGTCAAGGTATAGCCCGATAGGTCACCCATAGCGGCACCAGTTACAATTGTTCCACCTGTTACTTCGGCTCCGTAGTTCAGACCCATCATAAAGGCATTGCCGTTGTAGTCTTGCACCACAACATAAGGCCGACCATAGGCAAGCAGCTTCAATTCTTTGTTGTCCTCCTTTGTCAGTTTGGTCAACGTAAGATTCAAAGTCTGCGTGAAGAAGGTAGTACCATTCTCACGGCTTGAGTTAAAGGTCTGCTCAAAAGATGAGTTGCCTTTTACAAGATATTGGTAAGCAGAGAAAGTACCACTAATGTTGGTAATCTCATCGTTGGTGAGGGTAACGGTACCCAAGTCACCGAAGTCTACAAAGTACACGGCATAAATGCCACCTACTACGTCTTTACAGGGTACCGCCCTGCCTTTTGTTAAATCACAAGCCATTGTTTCTTTGTTTTATTAGAATTA